TTCTTTAGTAATACCGGCGTTTCGATATTCCTCTTCTTCTGTCATGGGTATTGTTGGGTAGTCTCTTTCAATTATCATTTCAATAAAATGTACGGCTTTCTCTAAATCTTCCTTTCCATTTTTGAATCTGTGTCTACAGATGTATTTGATAACATTTCCTTCTGGAAAAAGCAACTCGTTCTCAATTACAAATTTACTTGGCTGTATGGAAAAATTCTGGTAATGTTTTCCACCAATTTGTTTATCGTATGCACTCATATTAAAAACTCCCTTCTATTTTATTTATTTCTTCTTCTTCATTTTTACCCAGTTCAATCATTTCCTGTATTGTTTTTACCCTTTGAATTTTTTGATCCAAAGTTAACTTAGGTTTCCATTGAAGTTCTGACCAGGCTTCATTCCAACACGTTCTCACAAATGTATGCGCTTTATTCCAAGGTCTGTCGCGTAATCTTGTTCCATACGAATTAATATATGCTCCTTCTTCATCAAGGCTTCCATCATCGTAAAATTCAATGGGGCATGAAACACAGTTATAATTTACACCATCAGCGTCTTTTTCGCCCTCTTGTTTTCTATAAAGTTCATACGTATGGAAAAGATTGATACCTATTTTTTTAGGGTTAATATCATTTTTTGTAAAGTGTCTGTATGAAAATTTAAATTGATAAGAACTTAAATTTTCTTGATTTTTGTCATGAAATAAAAATCCAAAAGTATATCCCATTCTTTCATTAGGATACTGCCAATTGCTACCTACAATTATCAAAGCATGTTTATTTAGTATACCAGAATTAATAATTTTAAGGCGTTGTTGATCATAATGTGATTCAAAAAATTCTTCTAAATATTTTAAAGGTTTAACTTCAACATAAAGAGTGTTATACGAATTTTTCCAATGATGACAAATCACTGGATTTTGAGCTTCTTTTTCAGGATAAATAGCAAAGTCTGGTTGATAACCCACAATATCAGGAACTTCAGGTTCGTACTGATAGTTCCAGCCAAATTTATTAAATAATCTATCCCATCTTGCTTCTAACTTACTTCTAAACTGCATGCCATCTATTTTTATTGGTATTGCCTTCATATTTTAAACTCCTTCTGTCTATTGTTACATTTGATTAAGTATAATTTCTGTATTGTTCTTGTAACTGCTACATACCAAACACGATATTCTTCATCTTGTTTGGTTACAGATTTTTTAGCAGCTTTCATAGTATTGGCAGTTTGATTTAAAAACAAAATAACATTTGTTGCTTCTCCACCTTTAGCACCATGAATTGTTGATACCTTTATTCTAGGTTCTTTGCTAAGATCTTCACCATTAGCTAACATAGAACGTAAGTAATCTTTTTTGGATAATGCAACTTGATCAAAAGCATCATACCATTCTAATTTAATATCTCTTTTACTCATTCTCTCTAAAACTCTTTGTTCGTGTACCTCTGGAATTTTTTCTCCTTTTCGCATCTGGTTCCAATAATTTATATCTTCAAAAAGTGTTTTGCCTATACTATTACCTTGTGCTGTTTCAAAAAATAATCCCATGCTTTTTAAATATCTAGGAATAGGTTTAAGAAGAGGATTTGTTCTTGCTAAAATTAACCAGTCTCCTTTATTCATATCAATGGCAGATAATTTAAATTGTATTAATATTTCACCTGAATCTTTTTTAGGAAAATAATCTTTGCTTAATCTATTATCTTGAACACGATCTATAATTCCCAGTGCCTTTACCTGTATTTCACTTGGAACTCTTTCTGATTGTTGGAGTGGTATTTCTTCTGCTTTCCAATTAATAAATGAATCTACATCTGCACCTGCCCAACCAAAGATAGCGTGGTCATCGTCACCTGCTACCCAAACATCACATTGATTATCCTTCTCTATCTGATCAATCATTTTCCATTGAATAATAGATAAGTCTTGTGCTTCGTCAACAAAGATAACATCAAACTTGTTTTCAACGTTTCCTTTTTTTAAAAATTTGTCCAACATATCTGTATAATCAATTAAGCCATTAACTTTTTTATAATCATCGATCTCTTTCGCTATGGCATCTAATTTAAATCTTTCTATTTTTCCAAGATGTTCATTTCTATCTAATTCTTCAAGAGGAGAAGTTTGTCTTACTCTTGCTAAGTTAATTAAATTTAAATATTCACTGTTAGAAGAAAAAATACCATTCCAACTATTTGTTTCATATGCTGCGTATGAAATTTGAATACCACATTCTTCTCCAATTCTTTTGTAATTAAGTTCTTGCATTACGTTTTCTTCTTTTAAACCTAAATTATTAAAAGCTAATGAATGTAATGTTTGAAAATGTTTTATATCTTTTTTAGATAAATGTGTTTCAACTTTTAAATATCTATCTCTAGCTTCGCCAGCTGCTTTACGTGTAAAAGCAAAATACCCTATTCTATTAAGTGGTATTCCTTTTTTTACATATTTTTGTACTTCATTTAATAGTCTTCTTGTTTTTCCTGTGCCTGGAGGACCAATGACTTTATATCTCATTAGTAATTAGATCCTTTTCTCTCTGTTACTTGATGCGTGATTTGTTTTGTTTCTAGTTGTTTTACTCTACAAACTTTTTCCGTTTTACCTTCTATATTAAAAGAGTGATTAAATTCTACTTTGCATTTGTCTTCCAACTTATGTGCAATTTTTTGTTGGTCAATCTTCCAACTATTTCCAAGATGCGTAATAAATGATGAAAATTTAAAATAATGATAACCTTCTTCTGTAAAACATGCACCATTTTTTAATTGTATTCTTTCTTTTGCCTTTGGTCCATTAACACAATACTGATATAATTCGTCTCTTAATTGATCATCAATATGTGTTCCTTCTGGTGGTTTAATTGTTTGACCATTTTTTTTCCACTCATTTAATTTAGCTCTAAAATCCTTTGGTTTAAGTGGTTCAAAATATGTATCAGCCTGGTCCCATATTAAACTTAATAATTCTTTTTGGTTTGTCATTAACTTTAAATTAGGAACAGCAACCTCACATTTATCATCATTTGGTAAAATAACATTAAATCTATATTCAGGTTGTTCGTAATTTATTTTTTGGAAATCGGTAACTTCTGGAAAAGCATTAATACTATCTGACTTGATTCCAAATGGTCTAGAATAGCATAAACTTCTCATACATTTATCTTGAATAGGATCTTCATAGCAAGTGTGACCTGCTGTTTCTTTATCCCACGCTTTTAATTTTTGATCTAATTTAGATTTATCCCATGGGTTTTCTAAGTAAGCATAATTTGCTTGTGATACAAAGTCATGCCATTTGTCCTTGTATTTCTTTTTAGCAAAAACCATGTAATTATACATAAATCGATCTCTGCCATCATTTAATTTAGATTTTGAACATCTAGCCAAACATGGTGGACCATCAGAAAATTCTGGATTGGATCCTAATAAAATATTTTTATGTGTTTCTTCTACTAATGCATCTAATCTTTCTTTTGTTATTTTAGATTCATTAGCTAATTTTATAAATTCTTCTAAAGATAGTTTAGAATTGTTCTTATCTACAGCATACCGTGTTGTATTTCCATTATTATAGTAAGGTAAATTAATAAAATTACCTGGTTTAATATCACCTTTTTCATCTTCTTTTAATTCTTTTTGTTTTGGAAAAATTTCTGTGTTAGGTTTTAATTCTAATGGAAGCAAAAATGCTTTTACGGCTTCTATTAAATCTGCAGCTGGAATTGGTTCTTGTAAAAATATGTAACAATGTAGGCCACCACTTTTAGAAAGTAACGGAATTAAAGGTAATTTATATTGTTGAAATTTTGTTAGATAGTCTTCGACTTTAAATTCTGAATAATTTTTTGGATCTATATCAATACAAGCAAATTGTGCTGTTTTATCAAGTCTACAGGGTTGTATTCCAATAGAAATTTTACCTTCTAAGTGATTTTTATAGTCTAATGTAGTGATTGGCCTTCCAGACCATTCGTAGTCCGGTTTAAGTTTATTTCTTTCTGAGTCTAACTTTGCTTTTGACATATCCGCTATGCCAAAATCTCCATCATAACCAGAAAATAATTTTATATACTCATCTAACATAATGATCCCTTTATTAAGGGCGAGTTAAGTCTCCCGCTCTCGCCCTCATTTCTCTTA